GAGAAGGTCACCATGGCGGCTTGCGCCAACTTGAGGTTCGTCCGCATCTTGATGAGCGACCCGATTATGAACGACGCAGCGCCGCCGACCGCCAGGATCCCGACCGTGGCACCCGCCGCTCCGCCGATGAGCTTCTGGAACTCGGGGCTCATGTTGCTGAAGGCGTTGGTGGCGTCGCCCGCTGTTGTCACCAGGAACTTCATCGCCGGGAGAAGTCCCGCACCGACGTTGTCCTTCAGGTTCTTCATGTCCGCAGCGAGTATCCGCTGACTGTTGGCGAGATCGTCGGAGGTGTCGGCGAAGTCACCGGCCATGCTCTCTGTGGCCGCCATGATGACGCCGTACCGGGCCTGCACCTTGATGGACTCGGTCAGCTCACTCTTTGAAGCGGCCAGACCGTTCGCCAGTGCGTACTGCTCGACAGTGACGGCCGAGACGTCGATGCCGAACCGGCGCATGGCCTCGGCCTCACCGGCGAGTGAGGTCTGGAACAGACCCACGGCCCGACTGACGTCCATGTTCAGGACCGAGGCGAAGTCGGCGGCGCGGGTCGTCATCTCCTGGACGGTGGCGACAACGTCTCCACCCTCGCCCGCCACGGTGCTTGCGAAGCTGGCGAACCCGGTAGCGAGCTGAGCGAACTCGGTGCGGCTCAGACCGATCGACTTAGCGGCGTTCTCGCCCAGAGCGAGTACACCCTCGGCGGCGTCGCCGAACGTCTTCTCGACAGCGTTGATCGACTCGTTCAAGTCGCTGGCACCGGCACCGATCGACCAGAGCGCCTTACCAGCGACACCAGCGGTGGCCATAGCGCCAGCGCCGAACTTCATCATGTTGCCGCCGAGACGATCGAGCTTGCCACTGCTCCCGTCGATAGCGTCCCCAGCCTGCTTGCCGAACTGGTCGACGGCCTTGATGGCCTGAGCGGCGTCGAGCCTCAGCAGATACTGAAGGCGTTCACTAATCGTTGCCACGGGCAGGCTCCTCTACGGTCGGCCAGGTCATTGCAAATGCAACAGCCTCTTGGGGGAGGTTACTCCCCGAAGCTGAGCGCTGGCAGGATTACATCAGCCATTGATGCGCTGCGAACCTCGTTGACGGCCTGGGCGATGCACGTTGCTACCGCCCGAGTCACTTCGTCGACGTCCTCACCGGTGCCCGTGTCGGCCGCCTCGGCGAGGTCGGCGGACAGGAACATCTGGATCAGCAGCATGAGTACCATGCCGTGAACATCGGACACGGCCCCCGACTCGTCGTAAACGAGCGGATCAAGGTCGATCATCGAGATGTCGTCGCGACCAGTGAGCATCACAAGGATGGCGAAGTGGCCGCCCGTGATGTCGGCCTCGCTGTAGGTCTTGCCCTTCCAAGTAATGGTCCAGGTCTTATTGTCTGTGTGTGTCATGACTTACCAACATACTGCATTCGAACGCCCGCCCCGCTCTTGATGACTGCGAAGATGTTGCCTCTAACTATTCGCAGCACAGCGCCCTCGGCCGCCTTCTGTCCGAGTGCGAACGGGTACTCGCCCTTGGTGCCGGGGTGCATGGCCGAGCGCCGATACCCGCGGGCGGGCGGCATGATCAGGTTCGACTTGCCGGTCTTCGTGTTGACAACGACGGGCCCGACTAGCTTGCGTTCGGTCTTTCGGCGACTGACGCCCCGGCTGCCCTTGGGGTAGATCCCGTGCGGCTTGGTCGGTCGTTCGATGAGATGCGCCGGGCCGCGAATAGCTACGGTCGCCGAGGCTACTTCGCCCCTCGTATCGACCTTGTAGTAGATGGATAGGCGAGCGCCCTTCCTACCGACGTTAGACATGCGGAGATCAGGACCGATGGCCTTGGCCAATTGCTTCGTGTGTATCTTCTTGGCCTCAGCGGCGGCCTTGTGCATGGTCTCCGTTGATCCGGCCTTAATAGCCCCGCCCAGACGACCCATGAGATCGGGAATGGAGGGCCCGCTGAGCGAGGCTTTAGGCACGATCTACATCAGAACGATGCGTTGGTTACAGCACCAGTGATCTGAAGTGAAGCGCTGTACTCGGAGCGCCCACTGACGCCGGTGCTCAGGTCGAATGACGTGAGCAACGCTTCGCCGGTCACCTTGGCCTGACCGACGACGGATCCGCCGGGGCCCCACTGGAACGAGAACCCGGCCGTGCCAGCAGCTTGGGCGGCTTTCAGGTTGGTCAGGTGGGTAGCGAGAGTCGGGTCGTACGGACCGCTGATCGAGATCGATCCGTCCTGCATGCCAGCGATGAACGCCTTGCTGACCGTTCCGAGCACCGAAACGTCGATAGTCTCGGTCGGCTGCGAGACGCTAACCGTGTCGATGTAGGGCTGAAGGTTGGTGAGCGATCCAGCGGCATTGTCCAGCCGGAAGTCGCCCTTGTAGCCGGGACTGAATGCCATGTTGTTTCTCCTTGTTGATTTCTGATGTAGAGGTTACAGCTTTGCGACCGCCACGCCGCGGACAGTGCTGCCCGTGCCGACGATCGTGTCGGTGACACGTACGTACCGCTTGGTGCTACCACTGAACTCGATGCGCTGCGACGTCACGCCGGTGGCGGCCGTGAACGACGCCAAAGTGGTCCAGGCCGTTGACCCGTCAGCAGAGTGCTCGACGAGAACTGTGTCGGACGTGATACCGGTGAGCGAGGTGACGTGTAGGTGCACCAGTGCGCCGACAGTACCGGCCGCTCCGAGGTCTACGTTGGCCGACGTCGTGGTAGTGGTCAGCGTGTCGTGCCCGGCGCTGAAGCCGAACCCCACACGTCCCGTGCTCTCAGAACTGATCGAGTAGTCGGCGGTCCCGCCCTGCTGTGCCGTCGTATCGAACGAGGACTGCACGCCCTCGATGAGCCACGCACCGCTGCCGATGTCTGACCCCTCGATCATGAACGTGATCGGGGCCGAGTCTGAACGCCAAGATGCGTACACGTCGAACGGCTCGTTGGTAGAAGACAGCACATCAAGGGGCCCCGATGCGCTGAACGCCCCCGACTCGGGCCCGATGAGGAACGTCTTGTGAGTGTCGGACAGCACGGTGACGTCGATCAGCTCGGTTGCCGAGTTGAGTGACGCCGTGCGTACCTGGGCAGAAAGGTTCAGCGAACCTGCCAGGATTCTGGACTTGTAACCGGGCGTTGTTGCCATTAGAACACGACCTCCACGTCGACCTCAAACATCATGAGTGTTTCCTCTGCGATGACGACCTCGGTCGGTTCCCCGACGAGGATGACCTGAGCGTAGTCCACGTTAGCTGCCCAGAGTGCGCCATCCTCGATAGCCGCCACAAGTGAACCGGAACCGGACGGCTCTCGGAGCACGTCACAGCGGGCCTGAGCAGACCTCTCCGAGGCGACACCGACAAACACAGAGACGCTGAACTGGTACTCCGCCCTGGACTTTCCGAGGACCATGCGAGGGTCGTACGCCCCCAGACGGACGTGGGCGCACGGGTGGGCGATCGTACTCGACAGGTACGGGATCGCTCGGAGCCCGGCCCCCGTGGTGATGGCCCCGGCGAGCGAGTCTCGTGCCTCGGCAATGGTTGTCATACTTCCATCTTTCTGAACGGCTCAAGTAGGCCGATGGCCACGTAGTCGAGCGCCGGGATCCGCATCGGGATCCCGTCGACACTGATCTGCATCGATCCGAACACGCCCGAACCTGTGACCTTGTAGATGTTCTTGGCCTGGATCAGACACGCCGAGGATACGGCGTCGGGGACGGCCGGGTAACCGTGAACCGCCGTCACTCGGAGCCCTGGTCGGCGCTTCATCGGGTAACGGTAGTTGTCGACCAGGGTGATGCGGTCCCACGGCTGTCTTGGCGTGAGGTACTCGGCGTTGAGAGGCTCAAGAATGAAGTCGATCGTCTCGGTGAGGGTGGTTGAGAACCCTCCGTCGTCGTCTTCGTCAATGGAGACAACGAGGCCGGTTCGCAAAGCGATGTCAAGCACGTCGGCGACCATCGGCTCGGCAACGTTGTAGAAGCGGGTTGCCAGCTCGGACTCGGACCAGAACACCCGGCCGCAGTGTGCGTCGATCTGGCGTGACGCAGAGGAGACGGAGAGCTCAAGTCGAACGTCGTCAAGGCCGTCGTCTATCTGGAGCTCGGCCTTCAGTGTTGCCAGCGTTATGTACCCGTTTGTGATTGACACGTCGCACTCCTCTACATCTGGATGATACCGAGTCCGTTGCAGTGCGTAGCGTTATGCCACTGCCGACCTTCTGCTGCAGCGTACTCCTGAACGGCCACCCTCACCGGGTACATCGGGCGCGCCGGTGCGCCCTCGGGTCGAGCGAGCTCTGTGTCGTGGAACACCATGAGTCCTCCCGGCCTGACGAGGTGCTGATACAGCTCGATCTCGGCGACGGTCTGATCGTAGAGGTGGCTCGTATCAATGAACACGATGTCGGCGGGCCTCGGCAACTGGGCAACGATGACCGGGTCAAGGTCGTCGCCCTGAATGAAAGTCCAGTTCGGGTGCTCGCCGATTGGGGGCACCTCGTCAATGTCAACCGACCAGAGGCCCCCGCCCGTCTGAGAGAGCCCGTGGAGCCACGCTATGGTCGACACTCCGGTGCGGGTTCCGAGCTCGATCACGACCTTGGCGTCGGTGTGCAGCACCATCTCGACGAACGAGGCGAGGTGGCCCTGAATGTCTGACGGCTCGCCGATCACTTGACGGTACTGAGACAGCAGGTCTTTCATGACGTCGCCTTTCTCGGGCGGAACCACGTGTCAGGACAGTGCCCCGCCGTGATGAACTCGGGCCAACCGGCGTCGATGTCGACCGGCTCCATCTTGACGCCGTCGCTGTGAACCCCGTCGCGCCAGAACGAGAGTCCGTCGGAGATGCCCGCCGAGATCCTGTCGGCCACCTCGGGGTGGCAGAAAGCGCCGAGCTTCTCGGCCGCCCGCTCGGGCCCGCCGAGCCAGCTGAAGTGCCACCCGCCGTCGGTGATCGGGCAGTGTGCCGAGGTTCGTACGTCACGCATGTGCGTGAACGGCATCCTGGGGTGCCCCGCCATAACCGCCGACACCGTGCCGACGACGGTCCCGCACCACTTGATCGGATAGAACCAGTCGACCGCCCAGAAGTGGCCACGCATGCCGATAACGATCAGACGACCGCCCGGCCTCAAGTTACGCACGACGATCGCCCTCGGGATCTCGTCGACGTCGGACTGCATCAGGGTGTCAGTGGCGGCGGCGTTAATGTCGGCCAGACCCGCAGCGATGAACTCGCGCTGGGCGTGCTCTCGCTCCCATGAGTCGGGGGCGTCGGCGGCCGTGGGGAGGCCGGTGGCCCGCACGATAGTTAGCTTGTCGACCCACCGGTCGAACCTTTCGCCGCCCTGAGCGAGGTACTCGGAGAGGTGGTACGGCTTGGGGTGGTCCTGGTGGTCGACGTCGGCCTCAACAATAATGAAGTGATCGACGACGTCGTAGAGCTCCATGAGGCGCATCTCAAGAACGTCAAACTCATTGAAAAACATAAAGCTGTCGATGATCATCGGACGTTCCATTTCCTGAATATCTTGAGCTCGTTGTAGCCGTGAACCTGGCACTCCCGGCTGCAGTATTTCTTACTGCTGCGGAACGGGTACTCGTTCGGGCACCAGATGCACCGGGTCGGCGCACCCTCGGGAAGTGGGCGGGTCATCGCCCCGCCTTGTGCATGGCGATGAGCGGGGCCCGTTGCATGAACGTGGCCTCGTCGGACTCGCTGTGGCTGACCGCTCGCGTGTACAGCGTGTCGGCCTGTCGGGCGGACTCGTCGCCGTCGTATCCTGGGTGGTGGTGGATGATGCGGCAGTCTTCGACGAACTTGAAGACGCCTCGGGCCTTGGCCAGGCCGATCACCTCTTTGTCAACGAACCAGTGCCGGTAGCACTCGGGCATCGTGACGCCCGGCCCGTCGAGCGAGCTGCCCACATCGTTGATGTAGTCACGACGAACGAAGAAGTGGTCAGCGTGACGACCGGCAGCGACGTCGGGGTTGCGGACACGGCCGGGCTCCGAGTCGTTGGTCCCGATGATGTCGCACTCTTCAGACACGGCGGCGGCGGCTTCGAACCAGCCCGGCGTGAACTCCACGTCGTCGCCGACGATGAGTACCCAGTCGCTATCTGAACGGCTCACCAGCTCGTTGACGTTCTGGGCGTAGGTCTTGTCGATCGACCCCTGGTGCACCTTGAAGGTAGACCCGAGCGAGTCGAAGAACCGCTTGGAGTTACCTTCACGCATTGCGGGGACGATGACGTCGACGTCGATCATCTTCGGCTTGAGCGGCGGCGGAGGTGGGCACAGCTCGTTGAGCACGGGCACCCAGTTCTCGGCGAACACGGTGCGGTAGTCGTAGCCCATGGCGAACCGGCGATGGTCGACGGCAGCGCCCTCGGCCGACAGCTTGTAAGCGCCCTCCAGGGCCTCCAGCACGTTGACCGTGTACGGCATGATGTAACTGGACGACTGCGACTGGTCCCAGATGAGCTGTCCGTCTACGAGGTGCCCCGAACCGACCAGCTCGGACTGCGAGCTGAAGTCGGACACGATCACGGGAACCCCGCACGCCTGAGCCTCTATCAGCGGCACGCCGAACCCCTCGCCGTGACTAGGTGCCAGCAGCACGTCCATCGTCGAGTACAGCGCCGCCATCATCTCGTCGGGGAGCCCGAGACGGTAGGCGTACTGGTCGGTCCAGATCAGGGCGTGGTTCGGGATCCCGCAGTGCGTGGCGAGCTCGACCAGATCAAGTCCACCGGCGGCTCCCAGCTTGTCGGAGTGCACCAGCAGCACGGCCTCGTTGTGGCCCTTCCAGAACTGCCCGAACGCTCGGAACGCTTCGTTGAACCCCTTGCGGTCCTGTGGGTCTTTGTTCATGGCGACCATGCCCACCACGTAGGCGTCCGAGGGGACGTCGAACAGTGTGTGACCGGTGACGGACGTTCCGTCGCCGGTGGTCACGATCGGCGTGGGCTTAAACACGTCGGTGTCGACGGAAAGTGGAACGTACAGCGGGTCGAGCCCGGCCTGACGTAGGCCCGCCTCGCCGAACTTCGACATGGCGATCGGGATAGCGCCGGTGGTGTGGAAGAACTCCAGCACCTGCTTCGGGACCGGGTAGTGGTCGACCGGGGCCCACGCAGCAACTCGAAAGTCGGCCAGCTCTCGGTTCTTGCTGAGCACCCACACGTCGAGAAGCGGAATGATCACACCACCCTGTGGGTCGCCCTCAAAGAAGTGCATAGCGTTCTGCGAGATCACGTCGGGGCTGTTGGTGAAGTAGCCGGACGGGTAGATGCGGATCTTGTGGCCCCTCGGGGACGTCCACTGGCCGACCTCGCCCTGCTGGCCGTAGGTCGACCCGACGGCGACTTCGTGACCGGCGTCAGCGAGAAGGTCGGCGAGATGCCTGCACTGCACGCCGTAGCCGGTGCTCACGGTCGGACTGTTTGAATGGATCAAGAACTTCATGATGCGTCACGCATGTCGTACTCAACAGCGCTGGGAACCGTCAGAACCTCGTAGCGGCCGCCGGACTTGAACACGGCCACGACGACCTCGGGATCATTCCGTCGGGCAAGATCCAGTGCGAGATGGTCGAACTGGTCGACATCGATTAAGTAGCTTGGCATGCGTTTCTCCTCGGCAAGATGGGTGGGTGTTAGAGCACCACAATACACACCCGTGACGCGAAACGGGGCATCCCCGCTGAAGGGACGCCCCGCTTGCTTCACCTTGCCGGGTGAATGGCCCCCCGCTGTCGACAGCGGGGAGATTCTCAGCTCACGCTTGACTTCATGACGTTGATCGCCGTGAGGTCTTGAGCGCCCGATGCCGAGCGCCACTTTCCTCTGAAGCCGACCTCGTCGGTAGCGAAGAAGACCGAGTCGTTGCGCTCGATCATCAGGCTGCCGACCGTGCGGACGTAGTAGCCCGCCCAGTCGCCGAAGAAGATGGACTTGGAGTTGGACGCCAACGCTGCAATGTTCGGGTCGGTGAACACCGGGTAGCCGAACAACGTGTCCGGCGTGCGGAGGCCAGCGATGCCGCCCTGGAGGGACGGCTGCCACAGCGGTGCGCCCTCGGTGCCACCGGCACCGTCACGCAGCTTGCGTACCGCACCAGCGGTGCTGTCCTTCATCAACCAACCTGCCGAGCTTGAGCTGCGATAGGCGTCGTTGATCGAGTATTCCAGGTCAACCAGGTTGCTGAACGTCGGACCAACGAGCGATCCACCGGTAGCGGCCGTACCGGCGGCACCCGTGAAGGCGCTCCCGATGAGGTCCGTCATGATGGCGGTGTTGATCTGGCGGCCGACAGCGCGTCCGATGTCGCGTGACACGAAGCCGACAATGTCGACTCCCGTGTCGCTGACGACCTCGTTAGCAAGCTTGACCAGTTCACCGTACTTGTTGGGGGTCAAGCTGAGCAGGTTGAACGTCGGGTCGGTTCCAGCGAAGGCGACGCCCTGACTGGATACCTGCGTGGCGATGGAGTGCGCCGTGACCTTCGGGAAGGTCATCGGCTCGCCGGAGCCGGACGTGATCCGAGTGGTCGGCATACGCAGCGCTGCGATGTTCGCCTCCAGGATCTCGTACAGCGAACGCGCCATGACGGTCGGGACCGCTGAAGCGACCGAGCCGGTGTCCCATGCGAGGGCCCTGATCTCGGACGGGCTTGCGCCCATGCGGAGAAGATCGCGCTCACGGGCAACGGCCATGACGTCGGCACGAATGGCGTTGACGGGCTTGCCGTCATCGTCGTGCGTATCGAAGCGCTTCTCGCCACGAAGGAAGGAGCGGATCTCGACGTTGGCGTCGGAGCGTGCTGCGTCGGGGTCGACGTCGGCACCGAATGCGATCTCTTGGGCGTTTCGGATGCCCTCGTTCTCGCCATCGATGCGGGCCCGCTCGATCAGTTCGTCGCGCTCTGAGCCGAGGCTGTCGATGCGTGCGTTGTAGCGGTCCCACTGGGTCCGCTGCTCCATCGACATTTCCTCACCCTTGGGGAGGTCAGAAAGAAAGCCTTGGGCTTCGGTCCACACGGTGTTGCGGGTTGCGTTGAGGGCTTGCGCCCGTTCCAGAATGTTCATGAGTTGTTCCTCCTCGGAACTTGAAGTTGAATTGCATGGATTGTCGACGTGGTGACGGTCGTGGTGGCCGCTGGGCGGCTCCGAGTCCCTGTTCCGAGTCCGACGGGTAGGTCTAGTTGCGCCTCATCATGTGCTGACGCATGAGCTCGTCAACGGCCGATGGTGACCGGGTCAGGCCGTCGATCGCCCGGCGTAGTTCGTCGGGGTCGACATCATTGGCGAGCATCTCGGTCATGAACGTGTCGAGCGATCGGACCGTAGCGCTAGTCGTCGGACTCGCCGGGAACGCCACGATCGACACCTCGGCGAGCGAGATCTCTCTGATCGTGCGGTGCGTCATGTCGGCGTTCCACTCGTCGTCGAGCACTCGCATGCCGATCGACATCTGGTCGATGTCGCCACGCTTCAGCTCGGAGCGGAGAATCTGGACGGCCGGGTTCGACGGGTCGAGACTCGGTGCGTGGGCTCGGAGGTGCGGGTCGTCAGACAACGTCATCGTGCCGGACTTGGTCCGAGCGAACACGTTGCTGGCGTCGTGGTTCTTGAGAAGTCGAACGTCGGACCGCTGAGCAATGGTGCGATGGAACGCCCCCTTGTGGATCTCCTCTTCGAACTCACCGAACTTGTCGCGCACGGCGTAGCCGACACCGACAACAGATGCGACACCGTCAAACGTGATGGCTCCGCCCCCGTCACGCATCTCAAGATCATCGATGGTGTAAGTGCGGATCTCTTGACCACCGGTTCGTGCTCGTCGATCGTTCACATCAATCATGGGGGTGCCTCCTCTTTGTTGGGATCATAGTCGCATCATCCGCATAGACCCGCGGATCAGGGCACGCTCATTCGGGGCGACGTGATAGCGTCTCGACCATGATTAGCTCCGACGACAGCATCAGGATGACCGCCGAGATCGGGCGAGGACTCGCCAAGTCCGAGTCCGCCGTTGCGGGGAAGTCCGCCGAGCTCGGCGCTTCGTGGGACCGACTCGTCGTACAGGTTGCGGAGATCGCCGCCGCTGGGTACATCGTTGATCCCTCGAAGGAGATCGCCGATCCGGCCGCTTACGACATTCTCACCGGCACCTACGCTGTCTGACCGGGGAACGATAGAGGGCTGACTGCCCTTGTTCTTGAACGACTCCCACGCCCCAGGATCGATCACGTTGTCGACTCCGTTCTTCTGTTCGAAGATGACCCTCGGCGTGGACGTCATGTCCCACACTCGGATCTCGTCGAAGAGCTTGAGCTTGACGGCCTGGGGCACGACATCGCTCACAGAGTTGTGAGTGTTCTCGATGTTCTCTGCCGGAACCTTTCGACCGGTTCGCTCGGCCCGATCGGTGGCCCGCTTGAACGCCTCGTCCTTTGAGATCGTGGCGTACTCGGCGATGACTCGGGCCCCTGACGCCCGGCCTGCAGCGACCTTGGCCTCAATCTTTGCGATCGACGAGTCGCCGGTCCCGTCAAGGATCGTGTCGTTGCCCGCAGCGAGAGACTCGGCGACCAGTCGAGACGCCATGTCTGACGATTCTTCGTGAGCGTAAGCGGCGGCGCTGGTGTCGCCCTTCTTCAGGCGGGCCTGGTACTCGGGCAGAGCGGCCTTGGCCTCGTCACTGTCAGACTTGACGGCGTTGTCGGTCTTGACGAGGCCGGTACTGAGGAGCGTGCCCTTGCCCGCACCGGATCCCCCGCCCATGATCGTGAGGGTCTTGTTGGCGCTCGGTGTGACCCCGGCCATCTGACCGCTGACGAACGGGTCGTGAACGTCCGATACGCGCCCGGCGCTGTACGTGCGTCGCCCGTCATCGCCGATCGTCGAGTTTGCGGCCTGAGAGTCGAAGCCGCCGCCCGTCGCACTACCTTTACGTCGACCGTGAACAGACTGCGGAGAGTGACCGCCGTGGCGCACGGCGCTGCGCTCGGGAACCAGCCACTCGTTGGCCTCGGAGAGCGCCTCAAGCGCCAGCAGGTCCACGTCTTCAGAGCCGTCAGCGAAGAGGGACTCACTGACGTCTTGACCATCGGAGTCGGTCGACACCCCGATGCTGATTATTTCCCGGCTCATCCCGTTGGACCTCCCATAGCTGTGGCGAGTAGTGACGTCGCCTGTTGATGATTTTCCTGAAGCGTACGCTGCGTCGATTTCCGGCGTGGTGAAGTACTCGCCGGGGCCCAGCCCCTTGAGCACTTTGCCCTTGCCGCCACGCGACACGTCGAACCCGGCCGGGCGGCCGTGAGACTTCTGGTTGTGAGAACCGTGCCGAACGTCTATGACGTGCGGGTCGGCCAGGGTGTGAGCGCCCCTGATGTCGGCGTCCTCAGTGCCGGGCATCCTCACCTGCTTGATCCAGTCGTGCTCGGCCTCGTCAATGTTGATGGTCACGGCGTTCTCCGAGCGGTTGGTGACGGCGAAGTCGACGAAGTTGGTCGGGCTATCGTACAGCACGACCTCGCGCTCAATAATTGAGCCGTTGCCCGACCACGTCGAGACGCCGTATATCTGTGACGCCGGGACGTCGATCGTGATTGTGCTGCCGCCGAACGAGGCCGCTACAGTCTTCGACTCTGACCACGAGCTGAGCGGGTTGGTCTTGATCGACACGTTCTGCCCGCCAACGTTTGAGATGGTCGACGATCCCGAGCCCCGGTACAGCGTGACCAGATCGGTCGGCTCGATGCCGCTCTTCGACATCACGCTGGCGGTCTGGCGCTGCGTCGCTTCGCGGACTGCGCTGAACGAAGTCGGCAACGTGTTGCGGAGAGCGGCGGCGCTGTTTAGGTGGCCCGAGGGGATCCAGCCCATCGAAACGGGAACGGTCAGTGACCCGTTGGGGGTGCTGGCCTTGAACGTCTTATCGCCGCGGTGCGCTGCGACCTCAAGCTGAGCGGCGACCGACACAGTGGACTGCGAGGAGAGGGCCCATGCGCTGTTGGTGTTGGAGATCAGTGCCGAGGCCGGGCTGACGCCTGTCGCTGCCTCCAGCCGGGCCGACAGCAACTTAACGTCGCCGACGGCCGGGAGCCCGGCCGTCTCGCGCTCGCCCTTGAACTCTCGCACGGCCTGGAACACGGCCTCTTTTGAGTCACGGTTGGCGGCGGCGGCGTCGACCTGGTCCGGTGACGAGAACGCGTTTACCGGTGGTGTGTTCTTCTGGCGGATGTTCATCTGCGTCTCAACGTCGGAGATCTGCATACGCACGCCGAGCGGAATCGAAGGCAGCGATCCGCCGACGGGCAGCCCCGCTTCGTTGACCTCGGCGGCGGTTGCCGACGGGAGGCCGAAGTTGACCAATGCCTCGTTGGTAGCGCCGAGGTCGCCAAAGATCCGACCGTACGGCTGAGCGTTCAGCTCGTCGGCGACCGCCTGCTTCTCTCGGTCGGACAGGCGGTTCGCCGTCTCGATCGAACCGGCCGACTTGATGTACCCACCGGCCAGTTCGCTAAGCAGCGGGTTGCCTCCGCCCGATCCTGCCCGGTAGGCACCCTCGCCCGTGAGCCCGTCGACCGGCACTCAGCCGCCGCCGCCGCCGCCGCGACCGTGAGACTTCTGGTCGTGAGAAGCGTGGCGAACGTCTATGACGTGCGGGTCGGCCGTCACGGGGCCCCCTCGTTGGGGTCGACCCCGGGATCCGCCGGTGCCTCGGGCGGCGGGTTCATCTCGTCCTTCTCGGCCTGGGTCAGCGGGCGAAGTTCTTCCAACTGACGGACCTCGTCGACCGTGATGAACTTCTGCTCCAGACCGAGCTTGTAGGCGTCGTAGCGGCTCTTCGTGTCGCCGCGCAGCGTGCTGTTCACGTTGAACTTTACGAACTGCTTCCTCGGAAGGAGCTCACTGAACGCCTTCTCAAGACGCACGATCCACGGCATGAACGTGACCTGGACCCGGCGCACGTTGCGCTGGTCAAGGTTGGCGTAACTGATCGACGACCCATCGATCGGGATGCCGAGGTCGGTCGGATCCAGCAGGAACAACTGACCAGCGATCTCGGCGGCCGAGTACTTGCGCGTCTGGAGGAACTGCATCTGCTCGGAGTTAACGCCGGTCTGTTTCCACGTACCGCCGTCGTCGATGACGCCGGGCATGCCCTTGCCTGATCGCGATCGCATCTTCTTCCACTGCATCGCCATGGCGCGCTTCGTGGCGGGCTGTGCGATGCGTGGGAGCTCGATGACGCCCGGCATGTTGCCGTCGGCGTTGAAGAAGTTCGATCCGAACTCCATGGCGGCGAGGCCGAGGCCGATCGTCTGGCGGGCGTGCTCGATCGGCGAGAGGCCGACGAGCTCACCGGGGAGCATCATGCCTGCTATGTGGAGAACGTTGGTGCGGACCCGGCCCTCAACGCGAATGACCTTGCGCCTACCCTCGGCGGTGACGGCCACCTTCTCGTCGGCGATCGGAATGAGCTCACGCAAGCGCCCATCAGAATCGAACGTCAAAGCGATGTAGCTGTTGCCGTAGAGAAGCAGAGCGGTCAGCACCTGCGAAACAAACGACAACCAATCGAGATCGTTCGACGGACGATAGAGCCACAGCGGCGGCTCGGTAGCTACGCGCTCCTCGCCCTGCTGCCGGTATGTGTCGATCGGCATCGTGGCGATCGACTCAGAGATCATACGCACCGAGCCGTGCACGGCCATGAGCTGCATGGCGGTCGTCGCCGTGACGGCCATGCCCGACGCAACGTCGTCGGATCCGTCGGTGAACCACGACCAGGTCGTGCTCCTCTCTTCGGGTTGATCGGTTCTGCGTAGGCCCAGCATCAGCGCGTCTCCATCGCAAGACCGGCGTACACCAGTGCCAGTGATAGTCCGATCATCCCGCCGCCGACATCGGCGACTAGGAACCCACTCACGGGCAGACCGATCAGGCCGAGGGCCTGCAACAGTGCTCCGGTCATTCGTCATCCTCCAGCCAGTCGTCCAGCGACGTCACGCCGCCGAGGTACTCGGTGGCTTCACTTAGGGTATCAAGACGGCCGTGTGCCATAGTGGACGTCGTCAAAGGTGTTATATCGATCTCGCTCGACCTTCGGCTCCAGTACTGCCCGCCGTCGCTGTGATTCTTGAGCTTCACAGCGGCCAACGCCAACCGGATATTCGGATCTCCTCGGTGCCGGAGCTGCGGTGCCTCCCCGCGTGTAGCGTCGATGAACCGACCGGTGGCGGCCGTGTAGTCGGCCGTCGACATGACGTCAACCGGGATCGGTGGCACGGCGGCAGCGAATGAGTCGATGAACGCACCGGCCGGACTACCCGCCACAATAATGATGGACGTCTTGTGACCCTCAGCGAGCTCACGCGCACGGGCGAGTACCCAGTCCGTTCCAGGGCGGCGATCTCTGACCGCAACATGGCGGAGGCCATCGCTGCGGTGACCAGAGATACCGAACGTCGACCACTGCCGATCAGGTGAGACGTCGAGCGCCAGGCGGACACCCTCGTCGACCGCCATCGATTTACCATCGGTCAGAGTCTCCCACACGTCGAGAGGGATCGGAACGTCAGCCTGAACGCCCTCGTCCTCGGGGACACCGAGGTGCTCTCTTGCGAACTCGGCGGGGTCGAGCGTGGCGAACGCCATCTCGATGAGGTCGGGGTCGATGATGAGGCCGAGAGACGGGTTGGCCCGGCACCACGACGAGCGGTCCGACGGCGTGACGTCGGCGTCGTTGCCCCATTCGTAATACAGCAAGCGGCCGCCCTCGTGGGCCCGGCCTCGGTTCATCACCTTTCGGAGAACGGGAGAATCCTTGTGCGGTGCCGACGAGGTGTACCAGATCGACGGATTCTCTCGGGCCATCATGGTCGGCAGAACGGCACCCATAGTCACGTTCGACAGAACGAACGACTCGTCGAGGTAAAGCGTGTCGGAGCTGAACCCGCGACCGCTCGTTCCGTTGCGAGCGAGAAACTTGAGGCGTGATCCGTTCCTGAGCATGATCCCCTGGTCGCCCGCACCCGTTCGAATGATCTTGACGTCCTTCATCAACATGCGAGACCCCTCGACAAGCGACTTGATACGCAGGAAGTGCTCCATGGCGGTTTTGTACTCGTGCGCCGTGTGGATCTGCAACGGCTCGTTCAAGACAAAGAGGCCGATGAGCTGGCGCGCCTCAAGGATCGAGCCCTTCCCGTTCTGACGGGCCACGACGAGGCCCGTCTCGGTGGCGGCGAACTTGGTCGGGTCGCTCGCTCGGACCTTGATCGAGTCGACGAGAACGTCGAGCTGCCAGTCAAAGAGATGGAGCCCGCACATCTCGACGAGGTCGAGTGCGGCGTCGGTGAGCGGGTTACGAACTGCGTCGACTGGACTGTGCTTGGCGCTCGGTTCTTGACTTCCGAGCAGCGGCGAGAGCGTCTGCAAGTGTCGGCTCCTTCACGGTTTCGGCCGTGCTCGCTCGGTCTAGCTGGGCGATGGCCTGGATGGTCTTAACGAGCTGCCCAGCGATCGCACCGACGCCCAGCTTCTGAGTGCCGACCGCCGTCTCTGCGTCGAGGTGAACCCACATGGACTCACGAACCCGAACGAGCTCGGCACGCTCGTCGAGCTCGTAACCGGCCTCGGCGAGGGCGGCGTTGACTTGGTCACGAAGTCGTACCAGGGCCTCAACGGTGGCGGGGAGCTTCATGCGGTCAAATAGTAGCGTACTCAGCGATACACGCACATACCGTGACGAATCTTGGTCGTATCTGCCGATATCCGGCCGTATTGAGAATGACCTCTCTACGTGAGGTTTTCTGTACCGCTGAAGGTCACTTTCTGAGGCGTTACGACCTCGGGAAAGCCATATATCACAAGGGTTTCCGGGGACTCATAAGAATACGTAATCCAATCGGGGTGCTCCTGGCGACGTGCCCCTCTAAAAACTCACTTTCGGTGAGATCACGATATTTCTGAGAATGACCACGGGGGCCCTGAGGGGCACCGGGCGGGTAGGGACAGGTAGGGACAGGTAGGGGTAGGTGGTGGTAGGTGGCCATTCGCCGATGACGGATCACCACACAGCTCCATGCGTACCCGCCCCTACCCACCCCTACCTACCCCTACCTACCAGCCGTATCCGCTGCCCCGCTTGGCGTTTCCGGCACGCGCTCCGGCCCTTCGATTACAGCTTGAGTGCTGAGCGATCAGCGGTGAGCCCTTAACACCATCGAGCATGTGGCCAGCGTCCCATGTGACGGGGGTACGCGCCCCCACCTGGGCCTGCTCCAGTGTCAAGCCGCAGGTGGGGCACACGGTGGAGGGATCGGCGTACGCAGCCTTGCGTACACGCCTAGCGTCCTTCTGGAACGTGCCGCTGTAATGGCTACGGTCGAGGGCGGGCACTATGACCCCCCGGCCCCAGCACCGCCCACATCGCCTGGGGGAGCGAGGGGCGGTGCGGTAGCACACACGAGCGCCATCCTAGCCCAATGATCGGCGCTCATCACAACATAGCCGTCACCCACACCCACCCGGCCCCTCCGCTTGATGAAGACCACCGGCACCTGGTGGGCCAGAGCGTTACCGTTCGCCTGGTCAACGAACGACGACAGCGTGATGCTCTTCACGTTCTTGCATTCCACGCTGTATTCGGTATCTCCCAGCTTGGCCGTGATGTCGTCCCCCGCCTCGCCGATGGAGCGGAACCTTGTGTGAGCGCCCAGCTCGTTGAGCCATTGCTGTGTGGCCCTACGCCACACACTGCCCTTTGTGTGCGTGTTCACGGTGCCAGCAGCTCGTAGACGAACACAGCGCTCAGGACGACCCCTACGACGCCCACCGTGGCCAGTAAGGCCGTTACTAATTTCATGTCTGCTCCTCTTGCTTGTATCGGTACTGGACGCCCTCCCGGCCCCCAGATATCTCGATGGTACGAGATTCAATTACGCCCATTTGAACGAGAAGGTTGATGGCGTCGTTTATCACCGGACTGCCGTTGCGGGAACCGGCCAGGGAGCGCGTATCGCTCGTTGCGTACCACTCGCCCGGCTTCTTCATAAGGCCGTCAACGATACGCGTCTGCACCGGAATGTCGTGCGTCACGATCGAAGCCCCCACCAACATCACCGTGTCACCGTACAGCACCACCCGGCCGCTGTCGTGGAGCGCCCTGAGCGCCACACCTCGAAGATCGGACAGGTAGCCCGGCAGCTCGATATCGATCACACGCACCGGCATCGTTGTGTGGCCCTCCAGGAGCTCCATGACGGCCTCCCCGGCCTTGATGGAGAGATCCTCCGCCGAGGTCACGTTACGGGTGATCTTGAGATCGGTGCAGACTCGCCCGGCGCTGACCCCGGCGCTAGAGCGCAGCGCCCCGATGACGGCGTCCTCGATGAAGTTGCCCGAGCGGTCCTTCTTAGAGATCAAGTGGATCTCGGCGTTCGTCGAATTCTCCTTGGTGAGCTGACGTATCGGGCGTAGGGCAATGGCGTGCCCGCTCAGGTTGTCCATCGTCTTTGCGCCACCGGCGGGCTCTAGCTCCTCGATGTCGACAGACTTCTTCTGACCGGCCTTGTTGGGGTGCGCCAGAATGAGCACACACACACCGCGATCGGCAAGGGGATCGAACAACTGGTCGAACAGTGCCATCGTCTCGGTGTTGCCCGTGTTGACGTCGCCACCGAGACGGCCGACCATCCGAGACAACACGTCGAACACGACGACGTCGTAAGCGGCCAGCTCGTTGATGAGATCGGGCATCGACGCTGAATCCAGCGAAGGGAGCCGACGCCACAGGAACTGGCCCCTTTCGATGGCGGGGCGCATGTCGATGCCCAGGGTCGTTTCGAACCGCGAACGCATCGCCGGGAGCGTGTCCTCCAGATCGATGTAGCACGACCGGCCACCTTGCCTGATCCCGTCCAGGCACGCCAACATCGCTACCCACGTCTTGCACGACCCTCTCCGACCGAACAGCAGGTTGGTGCGCCCACGGTAGAGCAGGTGCGAACCGTCGATCTGCAGGATGCTGGGGGTCGCCTCCTCGACGTCACAGTCCCACGCCTCCAGCATCGTCGGCTCGTGACGAGCCGGGGTCAACTTCCTACGTTCGGCGTCGTCGAGCGCTCCCTTGACCACCCGATTAGTCAGGTGAACCGCAGCGAGGGCCATGGTCTCCCTCAACAGCTCTTCGGTCACGGGCCTACCAAGCTGGGCGAAACGTTTGACAAGGCTTTCCTGGACAAAGTCACCGATGTCGCCCGCATCTAGCAGGGGGCCCTCGTCCAGGGCCTGGTCCAGGACGGGGATGCCTTCACGTACGAATGGGGGGTTAAAGGGGGGTATTTCAGGGTGCCTCGTACGTGATATTGGGGTCGAAATAGGTGCATCTAGCAGGGGTTTTTCACGTACTGAGGGGTCGTCCACGTACGATTCCACGTATATACGTGAAATACGTGGATCTAGCAGGGGTTTTACAGCTACTGGATCAACTGGCACGTTAGTGTCATGATACGTGGCAGAACGCATGTTCGAATCGAACCAGAATGAGGTCGTATCGTTGGTCAATCCGAGGGCCACTTTGGCCTTGTCGATGTCGCCACCGTGGTGCATCCAGGCCACGTACTGCAGCTTGGTGACGGTCTGACTCGACCCGTTGACGGCGCTGTACGCAGTGAGGCCGGGGGGCGGCTCGTCAGTGAACCAGTGCAGCGGGGCGTGGCCTTCGACGTTCTCGTACCGCTCCGAGCGGCAGTCGACACCGTGCGCCACGGCCGAGCGGTCACTGGTGGACCCACCGCCCGGCTTCTCCCACACCGGGCACCCACAGGTCATATCGTCCTTGCCGGTGGCGTCCCAGCCATCAGGCACCAGGAGATGCGCCCACGGCGTGATGACCGACCAGCTGGCGACCTTGTCGTTGACGAACCTGTCGGACAGATCGGCCTGCTTACGCCGGGCGGTGGCGTCGATGTCAGCGATCATCTCAAGCAGGAACGCCGGTACGTTCGGAATGTCTCCCTGCGCCCGGTACGGGCCCTCCTCACGCACGCTGGGCGGTGCTACGGCCATCTGCATGCCCCAGCGGATGTCAGCGCCCTCGTAGCGGTGCTTCGTGGTCAGGGACGGCAGGACGACGCCCTCGGGCAGATCGAAATACCAGTGGCCGCCGTCCGAGTGTTTCCACACGCCATCGCGAAATGCGCCCGGCGTGCGTACGTTCGGCGCTCCCGGCCACAGCTCCTGGAACGCTGCAACAGACTCGGGCGTGTCGGCGTCGATGTTGATCAGACGCGACGGCCCGGCCACGATGCCGAGGTTGATGTTCAGGCCGGGATCGCCCTTGTGGATCTCGCGCTGCATTCTGGCGAATACCCGGTCGGCATCCCTCGGGTCGGTGATGGCGTGGTAGGTCGAGCAGTTGTGCGCTGCGCCGTTCTTCTTGCGCTCGATACGTGTCAGCGTGCAGAGCGGCTTCTTGCCGAGGGGCTTGACCGGCACGATGCCGTAGCCGTGCTTCGTGGCCTCCATGGCCACTCGTCGTATGTCGATCTCGGGGCCCTCGCCGGGGACCGGCGACCCCATACCGAAGATGTCAGTGAAGATGCGTGTCATTGTGTGCTCCCTTGTTGTGTCATTAGTGTGTGTCTTCCCAGTGGTGGCCGAGGTCGACACGGCCGACGCGCAGCTTCGGGGCCCGGCCCGCCATCTCGACGAACTCGGGCGGCGGCTTGAGCATTATCTGCTCAACCTCGTCGGCGGCGTCGGTCGACACGACGAGCTCGTCGTGCACGGCCATGTGGAGTTCCCCACCGAGCCCGGCCCGGTGCATTGCGGCGATCGACTCGGACAGTAGGTCGTAGCAGCTCCCTTGCACGAAGTGATTCGTGCCGATGTAGCCCTTGAACCGGTTGTTGCCGGTGGCGTGGTCGACGGGCTGTGGCACGATGCGCCCGCTCACGGTCTGGACCTTGCCAAAACGCTCTGAGACGGTCCTGAGAGCCTCGCTACCCGCCGTAATGCCCGATAGAGGCTCCATGACCCTTGAGATGAGCGTCTTGGCGTCCTCGGGCGAAACTCCGAGCGCTACCCCGAGGGACGTGTGGCCCTGACCGTAAAGCTGGGCGAGCAGAATGACCTTGGCCGTCTTGCGGTCGACCCCGGCCGCCTCGGCCACGGGCGTGTACAGATCTCCACCGGCTTCGAACCCGGCGATCCACTCTTTCTCGCCGAACACGTTCCCGGCGAACACAGGCTCGATGCTCGACCAGTCCATGCTGGTGACGGGTGCGTCGAAGCGCATCATGCGCCGGACGTTTCCTGGGAACTGCTGTAGCGGCGGGTTGCCGATAGACATGCGGCCCGTTACGGCGGCCATCACGTTGACGGTGGGGCGGATCCTGTTGTCGAACTGTGAGAGGTCGCTGAGCTTCTCGGCGTAGTCGTCGTGGAACCGGGCCGCCCTTGAGCGCTCCGAGAGTGCATCGCTGATCGGGTGGTCTATGCGCTCCAGGAACTTCTTGTCGGCCGAGGGCTGATGGTCGCTCAGTCGGCGGTGGCCCTTGCCGATCTTGCCCTCTCGGTCGAGCGCCCACATCGCCGCCTTCTTGATGGCGTCGCGACTCAGGTCGGTGTCGATGCCGTACGAAGCGAGCACGGCGTCGCACCGGTGCATCGTGGAGCGCATCTCTGCCTGCAGCTCGTCGACCACCTCATAGTCGATCTCGATGCCCACAGAGGCCCGAGCAACGAGCAGTCTGTTGACGATCTGCTCACGCTCAAGCAGGGCGTAGGCGTCGACGTCTGTTCGGTTGAACGAGTGGTCGTGTGTCCAGGCGTGCACGGCATCGGGCAGAACGGTGCGTAGCCGAGCGGTCATGATCCCGTCGAACCCGGCGTAACTGCAGTAGGGGTCGCTGAACATTCCGAGCTCTTTGAACATCACTGCCTTTGACTTGCCGGTCAGGGCCCTGAACGATGCGGCGAGCTGGTCCTTGGCGAGAACGTACCCCACGCCGAGGTGACGCTCGCAAGTCGCTCCGAGTCCCTTGGACGCGAACCCCGGCATGGCCATTCGGGCCGCCACAAGGGTGTCGAACACTCGGTCGATGCGGTCGATGTTCATCAGCCCCGCTGCAACCAGCAGGGGAACGTCGAACGGTGCGTTGTGGAACGACATCTCGCTCGCCTCCAGCAGGCACGACACGATGGCCCGCTTGTTGGCGACGGGGTTGAGGATATGTGCGTGGTCGGTCGACGAGATCACGACGGCCTTGATGTTGTGGGCGTCGATACCGAGCCCGGCCGTCTCGATGTCGACGGCGACCGAGGGCGTTGATCGGACGAGGCGAACAGCGGCGTCACCATCGCCGACCGTGTACGTCGACTGGTCGCCGTCGATCTTTCCGAAACTGGCGGTGTAGCTGTTCATGTGCACTCTCCATGTGTGTGTGGTCCCTCGCATGACATCGAAGTCAGTCCCGACACGACAAGACGGACGGCGAGGGGTTCGCTGCAGAGGCTTCACGACCGGCGATTGCTGGCCGAGGTGGCGTGCACGGTGCCCCGCCGACGTTCGACCGTCGACGGGGCGGAGAGCTGATCAGCCCTCTGCTGTTTGATCGATGGTAAATGCCTCACCATCGCTGTTGGTGTGCGTGACGATCCAGTGCTTCAGGGTCTTGTTCCCACGCTTTTCGATACGGCCGAGAGTGATCTCGATGTGATCGCCGTGAGCGGGCCGCAGCTCGGAGAGCACCTGCATCAGTTTGACTTGACCAGCGGTCAAGATCGATCCGTCCGTAAACGCGATCTCGACCGCCGTCCGCTCGTTAGCCGTGTCAAAGTCGAACACCCGTGTGCTGAGGTTGCCGATTACGCCCGACTTATTGTCGCCCTCGGTGATGAACTTGATGTAGGAACCGCTCGTTGCGGCCTTCTGCACTTCTGCGTCGTCCCAGAAATTAGGCATTGTTGTTACTTCCTTCTTTGTTTGGTTTGGGGCAGAGGCGTCGGCGTTTGCCGGTGGCGTGTCCCGTGGTTCGGAGATCTGCTGCTCCGGTGATTGTTTGCAGATAGCACAGTCGTCCCCGAAGAGAAGATCTGTGCCCGTTCCGTCGCAGGCGTGACAGTCTGATCTGTCTGGCACCGCTGAGAAGAATGCGTCGATGGTCATGAGTCGTCGAGTTCCGTCCATGCTGCGGTGATCTCGTCCCGACGTTCCCGGCGGCCCCTCTGATACCCAGCGCTCCACTCACGGTTGAGCGTCTGTTCCCACCGTGTGTAATCGGCGTACGGGTTGTAGTTGCTGTCCGTCAGCGGGGTGGTTGCGCCAGCGGTGCGCCCAGCCTCGAACGCTTTATCTACCTGGCCTGCGGCCTGGCGGCCTGTCATCAAGCTCATGACGCCACCGACTCGGTGACGAGAGCGGGCCCGGCGTGGCTGAACACGTCGTTGCGCTTGGCGTACGCCTTGGCCCGCTTGATGATGTGGAGCGCCGATATCCCGGCGCTCAAGTTGACGTAGATAAGTCTCGCTTCGACCCTGTCGTCGGACACGAGCAGGTGGGCGATCAGTGCGTGCTTCCGCGACGGTCGGCGTGACCAGCGGGCCCGCTCCTCGGTGCCAACGGTGTACGGCCTGGACTTGGCGTAGCTGGCCACCTGCACGGCGTAACCGTGCCAGTACATCGGTCGATCGTTGCGGTCGACCTTGAGCTTGCCCGTCTTGAGGTCGAGCACGATCACAGTACCGGCGGGGATCGTGACGGGCCCGTCGTCGGTCTGGAACGTGAGATCGCGTCCGAGCCTGGCGGTACGGTCAAGGGTGCCAGCGAGGTTGAACTCGTCGTCGACCACGGGCTGCTCGACCGACAGGATCTCCAGATCGTACTCATCGATCAAACGGTCCCAGGCTCGGAGCACGGCCTCGGTGACGGAGGCACTGACACCCAGCCGCTCCCCGGCACGAAGTCGCCCGATGATGTCGACCTCGTTGTCGCCGTCCTCGGTCGTGAGGTGATGGTGAGTGCCGTGCTCCGCTGCGATCATTGAACCGCTGCGGTCTTTGGCCATCACGCAGAGACGATCGAGCGCCTTCTTGTGGTCGACGTCGTCGCGATTGAACTCGGAGATGATGCCGAGGTCGTCGGGCAGGATCTCACCGGTCATCAGCATCGTGATAGCCCCAACGAGCACCTCTCGCTGGCTCCACTTTTCAAGGTTGAACCGCTGGTCGATCTGTGCGTACGCCGAGCTCGGTCGGCCGTACTGGACCCGAGACGGCAGACCTTTCAGGGTCCGCTTCGTCGGGTGGTTGACGTACGGCGCACCGCTCGTCGGGTGCCGCTGAAAGGTTGCGGAGTCGGTCCGGCCTGCGAAGCCGTCCCAGAATTCATCAGTCATTGTGTGTGTGCTTTCTGTGTGTGTGTGTGTGTGTGTATGACCAACCGTACTCTCCGAGTGTCACAGAGAAGGCCGGGGTGGAGTGTCTAACCGCTGTTACGGGCACGACCCGTCTGAAGCGAACCACGGCCGCCACCCGTT